CGGCGGAAACTCTGCGACTTGAGCATATTGATCGCTCCGTGCAACTCCTGTTTGAATATGACAAGATACTTCGTGATAGCACAATACCTGCAGATGAAAAATTAGCGGCAACTCGCGGCATACAAGACAAATTAGCGCAAAGTAATGTCCAATATGCACAAGAGCTAGTCAAGGTTGCAAAAGAGCAAATCTCACCATTAGACGAAATTGTTAAGGGCACAAAACAGAAACTAGAAGATGATAGAGAGGTCTTGCGGTTACAAGCAGAAGGCATCAGTCCAGAATTGGCAAAACAATATGTAGCCATTGACAGAGCAGCCAAGTTAGAGCAGGAGCGGCTAGCACCTTTGATCGCAGCTGCTGAAGCCGCAATTCTCAAAGCTAAAGCAGAGGGTCAGGATGTCACGGCACTTGAAGCACAACTTGCTGAATTAAAATTACGCGCAGGAATACAGGCAAGTGCTGCTAAAGCTGATGCAGCCGCTGCAGACGCGCAACAAGATGCTGCGCAAAAAGCTCTGGAGGCTGCTGCTCAACTTAAGCAGGTATATGCTGATATTGGCATGTCAATTAAAGACGGCGTTATTGGCGCTATCCAGGGCGCGATTGATGGCACAAAGAGTCTGCAGGAGGTTGCCAGCAACTTGCTCAATAACATAGCCAACAAGCTCCTGGACGTGGCTGTCAATATGGCACTGTTTGGCGCTATGTCGGGCACCGGCACAGGCGGCGGATTGTTGGGATTCTTATTCAAGCGTGCCAACGGTGGCTCAGTTACCGCTGGGCAGCCTTATCTCGTAGGCGAGCGTGGTCCTGAACTCTTCATGCCAGGTCGCAGCGGCGGCATCGCACCCGCCGGCAGCTTTGGTGGCAACCCGAATATCGTGGTAAATGTTGATGCTAGTGGCTCTCCTGTCGGTGGTGATGCTGGACAAGCTGGACAGCTGGGTCGAGTGGTGGCCGCTGCTGTGCAACAAGAAATCATCAGACAAAAACGCCCTGGAGGCATTCTGCACTAATGGCTACCTTCCCTGCTATCACTCCCGTTTACGGCGCATCAAAAGTTAGTCGCCCTACCAATCGCGTCGTCAAATTTGGTGACGGCTACGAACAGGTTATACGGTTTGGATTAAACCAAAATCCAAAGGTATGGAATTTGACTTGGCAAAATATCACTGAATCAAATGCTGATACCATCGAAACATTCTTAGATGCCCGGGCAGATGATGGTGATGCTTTTGATTGGACTCCGCCTGATGGCGCAACTTCCTATAAGTGGCGTTGTGACGAATGGGACAAAACGATAACCTACAACAACAGAGCTACAATCACCGCCACCTTTCGCCAGGTCTACGAACCGTAAATGGCTTATTCCGCTTGGCAAGCCAGTAATGCCTACGCGCTTGGCGCTGTTGTACGTCCTACATCACAGCAAGGCACCGGCTTGGTGTTTCGCTGCACAGTGGCTGGGACCAGTGCTGCGACAGAACCGGGTTGGTCTACGCAAGCCGGCAACACCGTTGTTGATGGCACGGTCACCTGGCTAGCAGTTGGCGCGATTCTGCCGGATCTGTCGGAGCTATACCCGACCTCAATCATCGACCTGTTCGAGCTGCAGCTCAATACCGCACTGCACGGCAGCAATGACCTGTATCGCTTCCATGCTGGGCTAACGCTGAAGACACCAAACACGGGCGTCACCTGGAACGGCAACCAGTACACCCGTTATCCGATTGAAGTCGAAGGTTTTGAGTATCGCGGTGACGGGCAACTGCCACGCCCCAAGATCCGCGTGTCCAACCTGTTCAGCTTGCTGTCGCTGGTGATGATTGAAATCAATGCCAGCAATCCCGGCAATGACCTGTGTGGCGCCAAGTTGACGCGTATCCGCACGCTGGCGCGATACCTCGATGCGGTGAATTTCCCCGGCGACACCAATCCCTATGGCACGCCGGACCCAACAGCGGAAGCACCACGCGAGATCTATTACGTAGATCGCAAGGTCACCGAGAACCGTGACTTAGTGGAGTTTGAGTTGGTTAGCGCGTTTGACCTGGCTGGTGTGCGGGCACCCAAACGCCAGTGCATAGCAAATGTTTGCCAATGGGTTTACAAGTCTACGGAATGTAGTTATGTACCAGTAACTAATTTTACTGGAACCTACAATCGCAAGCAGCTTAATGCATCATATTCACGTACAGGAAGTACAATAACTGTAACTAGCAATAGCCATGGCATTTCTGTAAATGAGATTGTTTATTTAGACATTTCAAGTGGAGACGCAATAGATGCGTATTATACAGTTGCGAGTGTTAGCAGCAATAGCTTTACGGTCTCATCGCTTGCCAACACTACGACAAGCGGCAGTTGCACTATATTTTGGATGCGAATTGATGCGACAGGGCATGGGTTATCAGCATCAAAAAAAATATACTTAAATTTTACCTCTGGCAGCGCAACTTCAGGTGGTTTTACTGTTGGCTCTACACAACCAAATAATTTTACTGTTTTAATTTCAAGCGGCAGTACAACGAATGGAAATTTGCAAGGGACTCAATACTATGACTTGAATGATGCGCCTGTGTACTCTGCGGCACAAGATGTTTGTGCTAAGCGTTTGAGTAGTTGCGAGACACGTTTTGATCCAGGCAACGATCTTGGCGTACCGTTTGGTAGCTTCCCGTCCATCGGTAGTTATATCCAATGATTGCGTGGAAGACTGCTGCGCTGGAGCACGGCAAGGCTGAATATCCGCGTGAGTCCTGTGGGTTGCTGGTGGTGATCAAAGGACGCAAACGTTACTGGCCATGCAAGAATCTGCTGCCGGGCAATGACCTATTCCTGCTAGATCCCGAAGATTACGCCAACGCCGAGGATGCCGGCGAGATCATCGCCGTGGTGCATAGCCACCCGCTGACCTCACCGCAACCCAGTGATGCTGACCGTGTGGCTTGCGAAAAGTCCGGCTTAGAGTGGCACATTGTCCAGCCCACCGACGAGACTTGGGCAAGTCTCAAGCCATGCGGCTACAAGCAACCGCTGATTGGTCGGCAGTGGCTATGGATGGTATCAGATTGCTGGACGCTGGCACGCGACTGGTACGCCGAGGAGTGGGATCTACACCTGCGGGACTGGACGCGACCGACATTGCCCGATGCGTTTGACCGGGAGCCGATGTTCGAAGGCTGCTACGAGGAGACCGGCTTCGTGGCGATCCATCCTGACGAGCCGTTAAAGGCTGGTGATCTGCTGCTGATGAGCCTGAACTCACCGGGGCTAAACCATTGCGGCGTCTACCTTGGCGATGGCTTGTTTCTGCATCATCTACGGGGTCGCCTGAGTAGCCGTGATGTGTGGGGCGGCTATTATCAAAAGAGCACTGGCCGTTACCTGCGGCATACCAGCAGGATCTAGCAATGCTACGCAAGGTCAAGGTTTATGGTGCGCTCGCTAAGTTCCTGAAGCGCCGTGTTTTTAATGCCGATGTAGCGAATCCTGCTGAAGCTGTCCGTTTCCTGCTGGCGAATTATCCGCAACTACGGCAGCACATGCAGGATCAGCACTACAAGGTGCTGGTATCAGAACGCCCGCTTGATATTGGCGATGAACCTGACCAACTTCACCTGCCGATTGGCGCCAGTGAGGAGATTAGGATTGTGCCGGTATTAGCTGGTGCAAGCGGCGGTCTAGGACAGATCTTGGCTGGTGTCGGCTTGATTGCATTCTCGCTGTTGTTACCTGGCATTGGTGCTGCGATTGGCGGTGCTGCAATGACTAAGATCGGCTTGTTAGGTGGCGCATTAGTCTTAGGCGGCGTCGCGCAGATGCTGACCCCTGTGCCCCAAATCGCAACCGGACCAAACAGCGAGCAGGATCCACGCAAGTCATATAGCTTCAGCGGGATTCAAAATGTAAGCAGGCAAGGCGTGCCTGTGCCGATTGTCTACGGCGAAACAATCGTGGGCAGCGTCACAATTTCTAGCACGATATTGACTCAGGATTACACGCCATGACCGACGAGAATAACATCATTGGTGCTGGCGGCGGCGGCGGTAAAGGTGGTGGTGGTGTTGGTGGTGCTGGCGGCGTATCAGTACCAAAAGATGACCTTAACTCTCGCCAATATGCTCGCATTTTGGAGCTGATTAGCGAAGGCGAAATCGAGGGCTTTCCATCGGCGCGGCTCTACACAAAAGGCACTGACGCATACAACAACGCAGCATTACAGGACATATTTTTTGACAACACATCGGTTGTTAACTCGCAAGCTGCCAACCCAGCGGCACCAACTGATGCTGAATACAATTTTAAGGATGTAAAATCTTATTTTAGATACGGTACGCAGAATCAAACTTGGATTGAAGGATATAGAGCAAGCGAAACCCCTAATAATGTAAATGTAAAAATTACTTTTACTACGCCTGTTACACGAACTATTACGGACACAAATGTAGATGCTGTTCGTATAACAGTCTCGTTGCCACAACTTCAATTTTTTAATGCAAACGGCAGCGTCGTTGGCACACAAGTAAATATCCGAACTGAAATTTCTTTCGGTGGTGGAGCATTCTCCACGATTATTCCGAGCAGCAATACCTTAATGCAGTTCAAATTTAGAACTGCTGATTTATATCAACGATCATTTGTTGTTGATATTCCAGTTGGTTCTGCATTTCCCGTTGCCATACGCCTTGTTCGTGAGACACAAGATCCTCCAACCGGTGATCCTCCAAATAGCACTCGGGTGGATAGCATTTTCTGGGCTACTTATAGCGAAATTCGTTATTCAAAATTGCGCTATCCAAACAGTGCTCTAGTTGGTTTCGTATTACCTGCAGAGCAATTCAGCAGTATTCCAACTCGTTCTTATCGCATTCGTGGTATCAAAGTACAAATACCAAGCAATGCACGCCCTGCCATTGGATTAAACGGACGCGGCGCACTGATTTACAAAGATGAGCCATGGGATGGCACCTTCACGCAAAGCACTAGCGGTGGCTATACATTTGGCGGCACTCAATGGACTTCAGACCCCGCCTGGATCTTGTGGGATCTACTCACAAGCAAGCGTTACGGCTTTGGCGATCACATTGATACCAGCAAGTTAGATAAGTGGTCATTCTTTACCGCCAGCCAATACTGCTCTGCTCGTAACACACGCCCTAGTGGTTCGACCGACGATTACAACTCAACAACAGGGCGCCATGGTTTGAATGATGGCACCGGCACCTATGAGCCGCGCTTTTCATGTTCTGTCAATATTCAAACGCGAGAGGAAGCATACAAGCTGATCAACGACATGTGCTCCACATTCCGAGCCATGCCGTTCTGGAGCACTGGTGCGCTGTCGATTGCTCAGGATCGCCCGACAGATTTCACCTACTGCTTCTCGCCTGCAAATGTAATTGGCGGCAACTTCACCTACAGCGGCAGCAGCCTTAAAACTCGTCACACCTGCGTCCAAGTGTCCTACATGGACCTCAACGCCCGTGATGTGAACTATGAAGTAGTCGAAGATCTTGATGCAATCGCGAAATATGGTGTCGTTAAGGCAGATATTTCAGCTTTTGCCTGTACGTCACGCGGTCAAGCGCACCGAATTGGCGAATGGTTGCTTTATTCGGAGCAGAACGAGACCAACACAATCTCTTTCCAAGCATCAGCAGACGCCGGCATCATGGTCCGCCCTGGTGATGTGATCCAGGTTTATGACCCAGTGATCAGTGGTGAGCGTCGCGGCGGGCGGATTCAAAGTGGGACAACAACACAAATCGTGATTGATGACACCTCACAAACGGTAATTCCTGCCAATGCTTTGAATCCTGTTATTCGTGTTTTATTACCGGATGGTTCGTTTGGTTCAAGTGCAATCAGCTCTCATGCTGCTGGCACAATTTCTTTAACGACTGCGTTGCCTGCTACACCACAGTCTGGCGCGCCGTTTGTGATTAGTTCTGATGACGTGCGTCCAACACTATGGCGTGTGCTCAGCGTTTCTGAAGAGGATGGTGCAACTTATACAATCACTGGCTTATCTTATAGTCCTGATAAATATAGTTACGTCGAGCAAGATCGACCAATAACAGTACGCGATGTCACTAATCTAAACGTTCCTCCGCCAGCCACTAGCAACATCCAAGGATCTGAATTTTTATATGAAGCCAATGGACAGGTAGTTTCTAAGATTATTGTTTCTTGGCAATCTGTACCGCAAGCCTTTCAGTACCGTCTTCGGTTTCGACTCGGCAATGGTAACTGGACAACAGTTTTCACAAAGGCGCCAGAGTATGAAATTATTGAAACAGATGTTGGTCAATACGAAATTGAAGTAACTACTGAGAATGCAGCGCGACGTGGCGCAAATGCTGCTACTGCATTCTTTAACGCAATCGGCAAGACTGCACCGCCGAGCACCATCCCGGACCTGTTTATTGCGCCGATTGATGACAAGAACGCTGAGTTGTATTGGCCGCAGGCAACAGATATTGATGTAAAGATCGGTGGTCAGGTTCGTATTCGTCATAGTCCTTTAACTGATGGCACCGCTACATGGGGGCAGTCCAACGACATCGTGCCTGCCGTTGCTGGTAGCAGCACTCGCAAGATCGTGCCCCTGCTGGAAGGCACCTACTCCATCCGCGCCATTGACTCAACCGGCAACGAGTCTGCTGGCATAGCAAGCGTAATCGTTGATCTGCCTGCACCGCAGGACACGCTGCTAATTCAGGAATATCGCGAGGAAGATAATAGCCCGCCATTTAACGGTACATCTAGCGATATGGTGTACAACGAAGAGGAAAACGGGTTGATATTGGCTGCGACCACATTGATTGATGATATGGCTACCGATGGTGACTGGGATGCTTTGGGATTGATTGATTATATCGGCGGGGCTGGCACAGATGGTACTTATGTCTTTGCGGAGACTTTAGATCTTGGTGGTACTTATGACATTGATCTTCGCAATATCCTCAAAACACGCGCCTATGAACCCGCCAATTTGTGGGATAGCCGGTTGGAGGATATTGACCTTTGGGATGATATTGATGGTGATGATCTGGGATCAGTGAACTGCCAGCTTTATGTACGGAATACATTAGACAACCCGAGCGGCACGCCTACCTGGAGTGAGTGGCAGCCTTTTGTGAACAACACCAGTCGAGGGCGTGGCTTCCAGTTCAAGGTAGAGGTCCATACAGCCAACCCAGCTCAAAACGTGGTAATCGAGGAGTTAGGCGTGATTACGCAATTCCAGCGGCGTGTCGAGAGCGAACGCAACAAAACCAGCGGGGCGTCAGCATTCGCCGTCACGTTCCCGACTGCCTTTTACAATATCCCCAGTATTGGCATCACGGCACAGGACATGGGCACTGGTGACTTTTTCACGCTATCAAGCATTAGTCGGACGGGCTTTACCGTGACCTTTAGGAACAGCGGGGCTACCATAGTGAGTAAGACCTTCGATTACCAAGCCGTCGGTCACGGGAGGCAGATCACCTAATGGCACAAGCGACTGACTACGTTTTAGCCAATCAGAGCGGTGCAAACTTCCGCGCTGAGCTGAACACCATCTTGGCTGCTGTTGCTAGCCAAAACTCTGGATCGACTGCTCCGCCGACAACAAATGCGTATCAGCTCTGGGTTGATACCGGCGTTAGCCCACCGCTGTTGAAGCTGCGTAATGGTGCCAACAGTGCTTTTATCACGATTGGTGATGTCACTGCAACAAACCTAGGGTTGGCGGCGTTAGCTGGCGCGACTTTTACGGGCGATATTGTGCTGAACGCACAGTCTGACCTGCGTTTTGCTGATGCAGATAGCAGTCATTATCTGGCGTTCCAAGCTCCGACGACTGTCAGCTCCAACATTACGTGGACGCTGCCAGCTACAGACGGCACTAGCAATCAAGCACTGATCACTGACGCATCGGGTGTGCTGAGCTGGGCAAGTTTTGCCGCGTTGGCTACTGCTCAGACTTTTACGGCACAGCAGCGTGGGGCGATTACTGCCTTGACCGATGGCGCCACGATCACGCCAGATTTCAGCCTGGCAAATAATTTTTCGGTCACGCTCGGGGGGTCGAGAACACTTGCTAACCCGACCAATTTGACTGCTGGTGCTAGCGGTGCAATCTTTATTTCGCAGGACGGCACGGGTTCGCGGACACTCGCCTATGGCAGTTCTTTTGACTTTTCTGGTGGCACCGCACCTACATTGACCACGACTGCCTCAGCCGTTGATGTTCTGGTCTACACAGTAAGAAGCAGCACCAGCATTGCAGCTACTCTGATCACTAACATCTCCTGATTCATGGGTGTCCCCGGTAACGCTGATCTGCTGCTGCTGCGTACTGCGGCTGGAGCTGCCGCCACGGCTGGCAGGAGCGTTCGGTTCAACTCAGCCGACTCGGCTTACCTCAGTCGCACGCCCGCTAGTGCGGGGAATCGGAAGACGTGGACGTGGAGTGGGTGGGTGAAAAGATCAAAAATATCCAATGACTACGACAGATTGTTTGGTTCGGAGACAAGTGCTTCAACTGTAAGCACAATCAGAATCACAATGTTAAATCCGTATCAAGATTGTTTAGAATTTCACCATAATGATGGGACAAACGTTTCCAATGTCACTACCGCAGCAAAACTACGTGACCCAAGTGCCTGGTATCACATTGTTGTTTCTGTAGACACAACTCAATCCACTTCTGCAAATAGAACCAAAATATACATAAATAAAGTAGAGCAAACATTGGCTGTATCTACCTATTTAAATCAAAATGTAGACACCTTTATTAGTAGCACAAACGCACAAAATATAGGTAGAAGCCAAAATTATGGGTCATACTTCAACGGCTACCTTGCCCTAGTCCACTTCATCGACGGTCAAGCGCTGACCCCATCGTCATTCGGGGAGACCGACGCCACCACCGGCCAGTGGATTGCTAAGACCTTCTCGGGCAGCTACGGCACGAACGGGTTCTTCCTTGATTTCGCGGATAACAGCACCGCCGCTGCATTGGGCTATGACGCCGCTGGTTCTAACGATTGGACTGTCAATAACCTCAGCGTCACCGCTGGCAGTGGCAACGACTCCCTACGCGACCACCCAACCAGTGCTGGGACATCGACCGGAGCCGGCGGCGAGGTGGCGGGGAACTACTGCGTCATCAATCCCCTTGGGGTAAGCGCAAACACTCCGACGATTTCAGACGGCAACCTGCAAATGACACTGGGTTCCCTGCAGGCAACACGCTTGGGGACCATAGGGGTAACGAGTGGCAAGTGGTATTGGGAAATCGTCTACACAGCAGCCACTGCCTTTGACGGAATGGTAGGTGTCGCACGACAGGCGCATAACCTGAGCAATTATGTCGGAAGCAGCTCTGATAGTTGGGGCTATTACTACAGCGGCGTGAAATACAACGCTGCCTCCCCTTCTTCTTATGGAAATTCGTGGACGACAGGTGACGTTATTGGCGTCGCTTTGGACATGGATAATTTGGCTTTGTATTTTTCCAAAAACGGCACTTGGCAAAACAGTGGTGTCCCTACAAGTGGAGCCAGCAAGACCGGAGCTGCGTACACAAATCTATCCGGTGAAATCTTCCCCGCCTTAAATGCGTACGGCGGCACTCAGGTTGCAAACTTCGGCCAACGCGCCTTTGCGTATAGCGCCCCGTCGGGCTTCTCGCCGCTCGTGGATACCTTGCTGCCAACGCCCACCATCGCCAAGACCAA